CCCCCTTTAACTGAATCCTCACCATCAACTAATATCTTTTCAGAGTATGAAAATGATGTGCCAATATATTTCCAAATATTACTAAGAATATCATGAATATGTCCACTAAAAACAGGAGTTGCATATGATTGACCTTTTTTAGGTAAAGTAACATCCACAACAATATTATATGCCAATTCTCTGTCGTCAGGATCTATCGATAAAAAACGATATTCATATCCATCTTTATTGAAGGAATTTCCAATCAATACTCTACGAATTAGTTTTAATTCTTTATTCATGAGTTTTGAATAATTTGTTGGATAACCTTATCAGCCTGTTTTGGGGTCATTCTATGTTTATGTTTGTTATCTTCGAACCAGTTTCTAACCACTTTTTCATATGGTTGTTTTGTTATTTTTGCCTTTCTTTTAAAACCAGCAATTTGGGCTCCGATCTCGTGTGATTGAGTATAATATTTTACAGGTGATTTCGGTTCTTTTTCAGGTAATTCGATACCACGAACATTTTGAACCATATGTTCAATTTCGTGTCTTACTTGTTCATTTAACTCTCCAACAATATCATATAATATTGAATATTTTACATCAGGATTAATAACTATATCGATAGTGATCACATCTTCTTCTTTGTAATACGCACATTCAACATCGAATCTATCTACAGTGTCACTTTCAAGAACTTCCAACTCAATTGTAAACTCAGGTAAGTTAGAAAACTTGTAAGTTTGATCTTCAATTCTAATATCTTCAGGTAAAACAAACTGGCCGTTTCTTTGAAACTTTATTAACCCTAAAATATCTTTAACAATTGTTCTTACGACATTGTCAAGTTTAGATTCTACTATTAAACTTTCATTTAACTTCATGGGTTCAACTTCATTTATAACTTTAGTACAAATTACATTAGCATCTATACCGAAGTATTTTAAAAAATTTTCCAATTTTAGATTCATAATAAATCGTAGTTCAGAATATTCAACACTAGTGGTGGTAATAGGTAACTCATTTCCATATAAATTTGACCACAAGCTATTGAAAGAATCTGACTGAGTATTTGTTGGTAAAATATAGATGGTATATTGAATATGAGGTTTTTTCTCACCAATTACAATATAGTCTTTTACTCCTGTTAAAACAATTTTAACATTTGTCGGCATAGAAAAGTCATTGTCGTGTGTAGGTTGGGTATAAACCTCGAAAATATGGCTATCGAAAAACTTATTGGCTCTTTTTATTATCGGATCTAAATTATTCATCGTTTATAAATACCTTTTGATTTGTATATTTAATTTAGTATCTTTGAAAAACATTGGAGAGATGGCAGAGTTGGTCTATCGCGACAGTCTTGAAAACTGTAGACTGTAACAGGTCCGTGGGTTCGAATCCTACTCTCTCCGCAACAGTCAAGAAGTGTGGTGGTACACACACCTATGTAGGCATCGCAAGATGGACGATTTCTTCCCGCAGGGTCACATAGGTATGTCATTTAGTGGTATGGAAGAACACGAAATGATTTGTAGGTTCAAATCCTATCTTGATTGCAAAAATTATGGTAGTTCAAAAACAAAACTTTATTTCTGATTACGAACGAGACTTTTTATTATCAGAGATTGATAATAACATTAAAGATCTTGACTTCGGTCCAGAACCATTTTACCACTGGATTAATCTTGGTGTTGATAATCCTATACTATCTACTTTACTCTATAAGAAATTAATTGAAAATCACATTAATTTCTTAAATGATTCTGTTGAAGTTAGAAATTGGGAGATAGATTATGTTGGGTTTGCATATCAAACTAAAGGATTTGATTACCATGCAGATGCTGTTTGGCCAACAGATCCCGATTCAAGATCATTAGGAACTCCAGATCATCATCATGATAATTTTTCACACTACGATGGAACATGGGTCGATAATTATTGTCCTTGGAGAGTTTTTACAACTGTACTTTATTTAAACGATGACATAGTAGGTGGAGAAACACATTTTCCAACTTTAGATGTCCTCGTAACTCCAAAATCAAAAAAGATTGTAGGGTTTCATTGTGATGAATCACATGTTCATGGGGTAATGCCTGTCACTTCAGGTTATCGAAAGGCATTTATAATGTGGTTTAAATAATCACATTTTTTTTTGACTCAAACTTTTATTTTACCTATATTTTACAAAAAGAAAAATATGTCTCGTTTAGATGAATTAAAAAAACAATATCCTGAATTAAATGTCACTGTATTCGATATGATGACAAGATTAGATACTTCTAAATCTTACAAGTATCTTCCACTTATGTGTAAAATTTTTGGTAGTAGATTTAACCCAAAAAAACTTTGGAGTAATAAAAATGATTATTTAACAGGTACGTTAGAAATTCAATCAATGTTAATGAATAAAGGAATTTCAACCGATAATCTTACAGATGGTCAAATGTATTATATTGCAAATTACTTTGCAGAACATTTCAGTACGGATACCTACCAAACTCTAAAAGAATTTATGAGTTATATGGAGAAAGACCAAATTGAAAATAAGGACGTTTCTACCTATAATGACCTTGAGGATATTAGAGGTGCAGTAACCTTAGCTTCAATGAAAGAATTAACTAAAGACCTTGAGGGTCAGGTTATTAAAGAATATGAAGATGAAAAGTGGGTTGTTGTTAGACCTTTAACATTTTCATCATCCGCAAAATATGGTGCATCAACAAGATGGTGTACAACATATCAAAAAGAAAAAAACTATTTTGAGAAATATTGGAGGAGAGGTATTTTAGTTTACTTCATCAACAAACAGACGGGTTATAAATTTGCAGGGTATAAAGGGATAGATGGTGATTCAGAATTTAGTTTTTGGAACGCGGAAGATTCTAGAGTTGATTATCTTGACATTGATGCTGATGATTATTTATTTCCGATTGTTAGAAAAATTTTTAAATCAGAACAAACAAATAAGAATTTATGTTCTGACGAAATTCAAGAACAGGTTCATACTGAATGTTTAACTGGATATGAAAAAATGAGAGTTGAATTTAGTTATAGCACTACGGAGGAAATTCCTGTAGAACAACCTATGGAAGAAACAAGAATGGAACAACCTACACAAACACACAACTATCAAAGAGAAATGAATACATTACGTGAGTTAATTAATGATATGGACATGACGGATGAAATTGATAATGTTCCAACAATGAGAGCTTAATAAGTCCAATCAGTATCTGATGGTCTCCATTTTGTAAATCCTTCACAAGTCCATGTTTTGGTTGAATATCTAAAGTATGGAATCTCATCCAAACTTCCTGACCTTGACGGTTGAAACCATCTGGTTCGGTTGTTTGGTTGGGCTACGAACTGACCATTATTAATTTTGGAAATGTTATAACATTTGTGCTCATTTGGAGTCTCTGACCATCCAATATCTAATTCGTTTGGATCTGAACTTGCAGTATCGATTGTAAAAAGGTATTCACCTTCAACAACAGTTTGATCTTTTAAAGTTGTTAAAGTTTTTGTTTTCTTTAAAACTTTTTTTTGAATCACACTTATATTATAAGATAAACAATCCCAAAGTTGTAAAAAATCTAAAGGATAAATAACATCACCCGATTCCAATTCTCTCCATCTGAAAGCATGAATTGGTAATTTATCATACACCGCTGAAAATTTATCTACGTATGTTTCGAACAACAATGCTTGGTTGGGAATACTTTTAACAGTAACCCAATGACCTTTTTCCCATTCTCCATCACCAAGGAAATTACCTTCTTCATCTTTTTGAAAATCATATAAAAATCTTTTATCGATTAAAACCTCTATTGGTGGTATGTTTGCAACTAAGTATGACATTAATATTGTTCTATTTCTACAATTAGGGTTCCTGTTCCTTTAATAACTCTATGCCAGACAAATTTCGGAATATAAATTTGTTCGGCATTCGACAATTTGACTGGCAAGTCGTCTTCCATTTGAAACTCCCATTCTCCGTGTTGGATAACGGTTACTTTTCGATCTGTTGTATCTTGATGCCATTTTAATTCATCAACATCTACCTCAGGTGAGAAAGTTCTTATTATTTTACCATCGATATTTTCTTGATGAAATGGAAAATCCATATTATTTTTTATTTTGCATTCCGTATAAATCTGAGTCTTTGAATGCCGGTCTTTTGTTCCAATGAATTTTTAATCTATTAGGAATAGAAAGAATTTTCATAAAGTCATTAACATCATTCTCTATTTTTTTACGATAACTACCGTCCCAATTTGGTTCTATATCAATAAAGGCGTGATATATTGGTGGTTGATAAGTCCCTTTTAAAACCTGAAAAACTTCCATTTTAATTGGCTCATCGTTTTCTTCGGACGCAAGTTCTTTATTCACCTTAGGAACAATTACACTATCAAGATAAGATTGTAAAAATTTTTTAATTTTGTCTACTTCCATTACCAAGAATTTGAAGATGATAACCCAAGTTGTTTAGCATATCTACCTACATTACAAGACCAATATCCTGCAGTAGTTCTATCTTTTTTCTGATCACATTTGTGACGAGCTCTGAATGATTTAGCTGCTTTCTTATTTGCATTTTTTACCTTTAATTTAGGATCACCAAAAGTAACTTTTTTAACCCCACCTGTTTTACTTTTAACATAAACAGCGAATTTTTTTGGTCCCCCTGGTGTTCTAAATGGACTACCCAAATCAACATTTTTGCCGTGATGTTTTGCTTCGGCTAAAATATCTTCCTCTGTTTCGGTTTCAGAGATATAAGGGGCATCTAAATAGACGTATTGTTTACCAATCTTAATTTTGATCCCTAAATCAGATTCAATCATTAATCTATCATCTTCGTTAAGGTCAATTTTACCTTCTTTAAATAATTCTCTAACCTCATTAACCAAATCAAAATAACTTTCAGAATAAACTCTGAAAACGTTATTTGTTAATGTTAATCCGTTATCAATATGATATTGTAAAGCCTCAGACAAATTAACATCTTCTTTAAGAATTAAAGATTTATCTAATTCTTGTTTTAAAGATTCTTTGATTAGTTTACGTAAATCCATCATTTAATTAAATAGTTAAAAATTTACTCCCAACCCAATAGTTCCATTATTAATTATTGGATCATAATCCATTTTTATTGTGAAGTTTTTATAATCGTGTAAAGCACCTACTTTCACAGTTGTAAATCTATCTTTGTATTTTGGAAAAGTAATATATCCAAGATTGTCTTTGCCTCTCCACTTTACGTCTTCACTTACAGTACCAATCATAAGATGGACACCTGTTCTTTTTATTCTTTTACCTACTCCAATATAAAAACTATTTTTCTGAACCAAGTCGTTCACCATTGGGAAATCAACTTGAGTTATCTTACCATTTTGAAAAAAAGTTGAGTTGTCTCTTTCAAAACTAGAATTATATTCGGTAATAAAATACCCTTTGTTACCAATTGTAAAGAATCCACCAATTTGTCTGTCTGTTGTTTTTTGAATACCAAAACTTATGATAGGTTTTTTTCCTCTAATAGTATCTCTTTTACCATTATCGTAAACATATATTCTTGCTGGTTGTCTATACCCCCAATCATTCAAATACCAATTAGGTTGCCAGTAATTCCAACCGAAATTAGGTGCTCCCCACATATCCCATCTATTCCATCCCCATCCAAATCCACCATTAAACCATGGGTCTCTTACAATAATATTAGAACCTGGTCTTGTTCTTATAGGTCTATCATTCCCTCTTGAAGGAGGTTGACTTCTCCAACTACTAACCTCGTTTCTTTGAGGTACTGATGGTTGTACCGATGGGGTAGACCTTTGTGGTGTTGATTGTTGTTGAGTTGGTGGAGAGGTTCTCCAATTAGAGACTTGTCCGATTGCTAACATGGGAACCATTGCGAAAATCAAAAATGTGTTTTTCATAGGTATTGTTTTATATTTATAAATATAATTTTATTGAGAAGAGTGCGACAGGTCTACATCACCTAAAATACAATATTTTATATTCTGAACAATACTTGATGTTCCAATGTTAATAGTAAAAGATGTTACAGGATTTGTTGTACCGAAATTAAGTCTTGTTATATTATTATAATCTGTGGCATTAAACCATAGAACTTCAGTGATTGGTATGAAATTAGTGATGTGTGATGCAACCAAATATGCGTCGCCTAAATCCAATTTTCCGTTCTTATTAACATCTGCTGCTTTCCATTGTTTGGTTCCTGTCATAACTAAACCTGACGTTGTATTTGGTGGGGTATTAATATTTCTACATTCGTCATAAACAAGATTGAAATCGTTCGAAGTTATACCATCCACATCTAAGGATGGAACCAATTTATAAGTTGAATTTTGGAAAGGGATACTGAAAGTATAATATCCATTCGAAGTAACTGTTTTGGTTTCAACAAACACGTCTGAGTCATTTACCACCCTAAACAAAGATATTGTTGGATATGTTGTCAGAGTTGGAACAGAAATTGTTCCTGAAATTGATCCAAGAGAAACCTGATTAGTTGTATTGGCTACATAAAATCCTGTAAATGTTTGGTCTTGCGGATTAGTCCAAGTTCCATATTCAATAACATATGGATTGTTAAAATTATTGGGTAAATCGTTCCATTGGGAACCATTCCATTTTGTTACTGCGTAATCTTCATTACCACTATTGTTTGTCGGTTCACCCCCACACCAATTATTATATTGACCCACAATGTTTCCTGCGGTCTGACCATTCTGAGTTTTAATCAAAGTCCCATTTTCGGGACCAGCATCAATTCTCCAATATCCTTCTTGTGATCTATCGGTAAGTGCGAACCAAATATTACTTTGGGGAACGTTAGAGAATATAAAACTTTCTTCACTTGATGAGGTAATGGTAACCAAATACCCTGATTGACCTTTAAATGATTGTTGTGCTGATAACGTTTTGGCGTTGTCGTAGGTTGCGGATGATGATATTGGTCTGTAGAAATGTCCATTTATTGGGTTATAATAATATCCCACGGGATTTATAGTTGCGGTAACGGATATTTGAACATTCCCTAAAGTTCCTCCTGTATTAATCTTTAAAGAATTTAGTGCGTTGTTGATATTTGACATTGTCCCTGTAAAACTAACTCTTGTAATATTAGACCAAGTGTTATATCCCGTTGTAAAGCTTAACCCTGTTGATGTTGTGATTGAAAATGTTGTTCCTGTAGGGGGATTAACAAGACCCACCGAAGTTAAAAGAACATCAGAACTATTAAATCCGTTTAGAACAAATCCACTTGCGTCTTGGGAGTTTGTGTTGTATTGAAATATTCTTGATGGAGCAGATGTTATTGATTGACTCATCAAAGATGAACATATCAATAAAAATAATATGGTTAAGTAATTTCTCATAGGTTAACTTTACTACCAATCAAGAAAAATGAGAGAACTGGGAAATCAGGATTCGTACTCATATTCAACTTGTAATTGAAATTAAATTTAAATCTTTTAGATAATTGATAATCAAATCCTGAACCTAAAAACGCACTAAAGGTTCTGTCTGTAACCGTAACTTTATCTACTGAAGAATAAATCAATGGTGTTGAAATAATATAAATTTCTGGTGATATTATCAACCTTTCA